ACTGATGAATAGACGTAACCTGGAGCACTCGCCTGTAGGGTATAGTTATGATCCACTTGTAGCACTACTGTATACCCCCCTTGAGTATCGCTTGGAAGGGACTGTTGATCACCTGTGGTAAGGTCTTTCAAGATAATCATCCCGCCTGCTATAGCCACATGATTACGTCTATTCATCAGTGTACCAGACACTTTGTAAGTGGTAGGGCGCTGCTGTATTCCCTCCAGCGGATCTTCTAAAACAGAAAGGGGAAGTGACGCCGCCACTACACTTCCCCCTACTATTGCAGTAAGCAACCCTGCAAAAAACAACTTTTTCATATTTATTAGATTTATTTTTTCTGATTTACAGGGCAAATATAAAAATTTTTTCATTGTTTGCTGGCTTTATTTTGTTAATTGTATTTATTTTAACAATTTTTCAGAGTCTGAAAACAAAGCTCACTGTATGGGCGATTTGCAAATCGCCCCTACGACACACGCAAACATACTCACACCATGCCCATGATGTTTTTTGTGTATTTATATGTATATTTGCGAACGTTCAGAAAACATACGTGTAGGGGCTAATTGCAATTAGCCCTTCCAAATGGGGGCAATTGAAAACATGGGTGAATTGAAATGTGGGTGAATTTGTAACAAGGGCGAATTGCAATGTGGGCGAATTCCAATTCGCCCCTACAACGTGCGTAAACATACTCACACCATGCCCATGATGTTTTTCTGTGTATTTACATGTATTTACATATTTGCGAACGTCCTTATAACACACGTGTAGGGGCTAATTGCAATTAGCCCTTCCAAATGGGAGCAATTGAAAACATGGGTGAATTTGGAATGTGGGTGAATTGTAACATAAGCGAATTGTAATGTGGGCGATTTGCAACAAGGGCGATTTGCATCACATACTCCGCTGCGCCAGCTCGCGGACTTTGCCCCTACGACACACGTAAACATACCACACCATGCCCGTGATGTTTTTCTGTGTATTTACATGTATATTTACACGTATTTACATCTATATTTGCGAACGTTCAAAAAAACACACGTGTAGGGGCTAATTGCAATTAGCCCTCCCACATGGGGGCAATTGAAAACATGGGCGAATTGCATCACATACTCCGCTGCGCCAGCTCGCGGACTTTGCCCCTACGACACACGCAAAAAACCTCATGCCAATATCAATGATCAATGATTAATGATTACTGACCCCTGTTCACTGACCTCTGCTCACTTTTCATTTTTCACTTTTCACTTTTCACTCTTCACTTTTCACTGTTCACTGTTCACTGACCTCCCACTTCTATTCTCATTTCTCACAACGATTCTTCTTGACTTGTACATCAAAAATGTTGTATTTTTGCATCGAATTTAAAACAGGTCTTAGGCGTTAGTCTACCAAACCCTAATACCCCATAATCCTAAAACCATGAACAAAGAAGAATTTTTATCGCTCTTGAGAGAGAAATTTTCAGCAATGGATGCCGCTCGCTTGGAGACCTTGGCTGCTTCCTTGGCTGCCCAACAGCCTGATGCTCACCAAGGACAAGCCTTGGTCAATAAGCTCACCGCAGAGCAAGTGGCGGACTATCTTGCGGCAACAACCCCCACTCCGACAGGCACACCCCCTTCTGTAGCAGGGGATACCCCAAGTGCTGCGGACTCCTTGGACAAGCGCATTGAGGAGAGTGTACGCAAGGCTGTACTGGCTTTCGAACAGCGCCTAAGCCTATTCGAGACACAACAAAAACAACAGCTACAACACAACCGCCTTCAGGAGGTACTCGCTCAGTGCCAAGATAGCAATTTCCGCATGCAGAGTCTGCGCGACTTCCCCCTAATGCACTTTGCTACCCCTGCCGATTTCGAACAATATCTACAACAAAAGAAAAATGACGTACAACAGGCAAATCAAACCCTCGCCAACAGAAGCTTGGCATTACAACACCCGCCTTTTTACACCAAGGAGACACCGCTCCAGAATGTCTCTCCGGCGGTGGTCTCTTTTATCCAACTCCAAGCCAACGCACAGCAACAATTCAAAGGAAAACAAGTATAACTCTTTTACCAACAACGACCTATGAAATTACACATTACCGAATCCTACCCCTCCCCGGGTCTTTTTATGCACACCCTGGCCGACCTCTCCGGTGGGGTAACCATTACAACAGAGGTCTTAGGGGGCGCTAAACTGATCGCAGGAACGCCTATCGGCAAGGACTCCCTCGGGCGCTATGCCGTGGTGAAAACAGCCCGAACCTCTACTACCCTGACAAGTGCCTCTGCCACTGAGATAAAGATTGCCAAGGGACATCACTTCCTCCCTGGGGACTATATCGCTGCGGATACCGCTAAGGGGCAGAAAATCAAAACAGTCAATAAGCAAAACCCTGAGTATGACCTCCTGACTCTTGAGACGGCTTTAGCAGTGGAACTCCCTAAGGAAACACCGCTATTCCAGTCCAAGGGCAATGACCTCCTGCCCAAGGTGACCCCCGTGGCCTTGGCCTCTTACACCTGCTTGGTGCCTATGCGCGACGACCTTTTCTGTGCCGCTTGGGTGAGTTGCGTAGTGAGTGAAGCCCTCATGCCCCCTATGCCTAAAACCATCAAAGACGCCCTCAAAGGAGTTATCTTTTTATAATGATCAATGTTCAATTGTTAATTATTAATCATTGTTCATTAATCATTAATCATTAATCATTATTCTCTAATTATTAAAAAAATGAACGCATCACTTATGACAGGTCTTAACCAGACCGATTTGCAAGCGGTTGTAGGCTCCTACAATCTCGAACAATATTATTATCCTACTCTTTTTCCTTTGCGAGAGGCTTCTACCCTTTCGTGGCGTATGCTTCAGGGGCAAGCAGGGCTAAAAGTAGCCGGAGATATCATCGCTCGTGGCGCTTCTATTCCTAAAAAAAACCGCAAAGGACTCTCTAAGCTCTCTGGGGATATCCCTAAGCTCTCCATCGCTCGCGAGAAGAATGAGGACGAACTCACTGAGTACGACCTAATGGTAGCTGCCTGTGGCGCCAATCCCGATATGCTCTCCCTTATCGAGTTCTGGGCTGATGACACCAAGGCCTGCTGGCATGGTATCGCTGCTCGTGCCGAATGGATGGCGCTCCAACAGATTTCCTTAGGACGCTTCTCGCTGACCACCGAGAACAACGCTTCTGTGGTAAGTCAGTACGACTTGGATTACCAAATCCCTGCCGCTCAGAAAATAGGAGTAGAGGCCTCTTACAACAATAATACCACCGGAAAACCCCTCTCCAAGGACTTCATCAAGGCCTTGCGCTTAGGACAACAGCTCCATGGGGTCTCTTACAAATATGCCTTTATGAACGTGGATACCTTCCTCAAGTTTGCCTCACAAGAGGAAGTAGGCAAGCGCTGTGCTCCCTATGCGAATGCTCCCCTTGCCGATGCTCCTGACCTGAGTACCGTCAACGCCTACCTTGCCAAGCATGCCGAGACTTATCGCGGTTTGCAGATCATCGTCATCGACCAAGAGATCTCCTTGCAATCCATCAGTGGAGAGACAAGGACGGCCAACCCCTTCGAGGACGACGTGATTCTCTTCTCCGAAAGCAAGGTCTTGGGCAACACCTACTGGAAAGCCCCTATCGACATGAAGATGACTTCCTCCCACGCCCTAAAAGTACTCCATGGGCATACCCTGATCAAGAAGTATTCCGAAGAATCCCCTGTGCGCGAGGTCACCGAGGGCATCGCCAACCTCTTCCCAGACTGGAACCTCGCCGCTCGCTCCATCCTTATGCAAACCAACAGCACCTCATGGAACAAGAACTAATGACCAATGCTCTATACCTGAGCCGTACCCTCTCGCCCTTAGGGATAGAGAAGGAAACCCTCGAGCTGCTTCTGCTCAAAGCGCAGCTATCTCCACAAGCCCCCGTGGAGATAGCCCGCTGCGATAGAGCCATCTACCAATTCTTCTCCTTGATACTGGCACCCGCCTCCCTGAAGAAAAGCGAAGGTGCCTATTCCCAAAGCTGGAACTTAGAAGCCCTCAAGGAGTACTACACCGCCCTATGCTATGAGCTGGGCGAGCGCAACATCCTCTTCCCCTCCCACGCCCCTAAACTCAACGATCAATCACAGATATGGTGAGGTCAGTGAACAGTGATCAGTTGTCAGTGATCAGTTGTTCACTGTTCACCGTTCTCTGTTCACCGTTCACTGTTCTCTGTTCTCTGTTCTCTGTTCTCTGTTCTCTGTTCTCTGTTCACTGCTCACTGCTCACTGATTACTGTTCACTGTTCACTGTTCACTGTTCACTGCTCACTGCTCACTGTTCACTGTTCACTGTTCACTGTTCACTGTTCACTGTTCACTGTTCACTTTTGAAACAAAATGCTTTATCCTCATTATCTTTTTCTTCTTACTCCTTCCCTCTCCCAGCAGCGGGGGGATGGCACATGGATGGCCAGTACCCTCTCGCGCTCCTTTGCCTGCCGCTGTTTGCAGGAGGCCAATAGCAAGGGGCAAGAAGTACCTCTGGCCAATAGCCTCTACCATCATGTACAGACCGCCAATGCCTCCTTTCGCCGCTTCGCCTATGTGGTGTACCTCCCCCGTGATGCTCCACACATTGCCGAGGGCTCCCTTATCCTTATTACCAACGACCCCGAAGGCAACGACCCCCGTAGCTGCTCCATGGTACAGAAATACGACCAAGGACAGCTGCATAATAGAATCTTTTTATAATCATTATTTTCGTGACTTTCGAAATAGAAACCCATCTTTACCAGCTTCTTTCCACACCTGAGGTAAGGAAGCGTCTTGGACTCAGCGGGGGCATTTACTTAGGCAATGACCGTCCTAATGACTCACAGAAGGAGGATATAGTCATCCAGTGTCTTGCCTGCCGCTATCTTCGCCCCAAGGGACAACCCCCGAGTGAGAAGCTACCCCCTCCCAGTGGGCAGGCTCAGATTCTCCTCTACGTCCCTGACCATTACGTATATATGGGGAGGATAGGCGCCCAATACGTATCCCCACGCTACCGCCTGAAAGAACTCTGCCAAGAGGTTATCAGCGCCCTACGTGCCTCATGGGTACAGGGAAACATACACTATATTATTGACAAACAAACTCTTACTTCTTTTGCAAAAATACACCAACATGCAGCCACTATCACCCTACGTTTTTAAGAAACAATATCTCCCCTACGCCCTTGAGAGCGAACGACTTACGGGTATTTCCGCCCTATTTAGTCTTGCCCAAGCGGCGCTGGAGACAGGCTGGGGCGCCCATACCCCCGGCAATATGTTTTTCGGTATCAAGGCCACCGCACTCACCCCTGACCACCTCAAGCAGCTGTTACGCACCCAAGAGATACTCCCTAAGCCCGCTCGTAAGGGCGACTTCCCCGAGATTCTCAGCATCACCCCACTACCCAATGGCAAATACCTACACGTGGTCAAGGACTGGTTTCGCCGCTACGACTCCCCCGCTGAGAGCTTCCTGCACCACGCCCGACTGCTCACCCGCAACCCTCGCTACCGCCAAGCACTCCTCCACCGTGAAGACCCTCTCGACTTTGCTCACTTCATCGCACAAGCAGGCTATGCCACCGACCCCGACTACGAAGGCAAACTCAGGAGAATTATACGAAAGATCAATGAACAATGATTAATGATTAATGATCAATGATTAATGAACAATGATTAAAAATTAAACATTATTATGAAATTTTTCTTTTTCTCTCTTTTACTCCTTGTCAGCTGTAGGAGTGTCAAGAAAAGCCAAGAGCATACACAACTTTTCCAGCAACGTGATTCTGTGGAAGCCCATCACGAGTATAGGGGCGAGAGTCTCTTGCGGGAGTGGCATTGGCAAGAAATCGCCTTGGAGGTTGTCCCCGCCGATAGTCTCGCCCCTGCTGCCTCGTCTTCGCCCCTGCCCCTCTCGCCCGAGCCAGTGCCCTCCTTGTCCCTTTCGCCCCTGCCAGCGCAGTCCTTGCAAGGAGTGGTTATCTCCCAGCAGAAGACAGCACAAGGGCAGACCCTTTCCATACAAGGGGCGAAGGTGCTAAAACTGCACTTTAGGGAGAAAACACTCCAGGAGCAGCTCAAGGAGCATGAGCAGCGAACCACAGAGAAGCAGACCCACCAGACCCATATTCGGGACACCCACAAACAAACCTTTGATCTGAGGAGACACCCCTACTTCTCCCTTTTCCTTTGGGGCGTGGCGA